TACTTTAATACTTCCACTTCTTCCAGTTACAGTAATCTCTTTCTTTTTTTTATCAAAAGATGCTCCTCCAAAAATTTCAGTAAAATATGGAACAAGATTTAAAAGATCTTTTTCATAATTTTTATTATACTCTACATCAACAACTCTACTTTTTGGAGTTACTACCATCCCATCTTTTATTAAAAGAGTTACTTTAAACTGTTTTAATAATTTGGGAGTAGGTTTTTTTAATTCATCACTTACAGTGTTTATATTGACAACTCTTTTTGATGCCATTATTTTTTTTAAATATTTATAGAATTAAGGAGACTCGAATCGTAGATAATAATATCACAAAAAAAGACCCCTATTAAGGGGTCTGCGGGTTTCCGATTGTAGAGTGTGCCGCACGAAAGACACGCAATTATTTATGACTCTGGTGTTGTTTTCTTTTTGCCAATATTATATTTGGTCTCAAGCGTCCACTCATTTTTTTCTTTGAATGAAAGCACTTTGATCTGATTCAAAGGAGCAATCTCAGTGATAGTCTCGGCGTTGACTACCTCAATGAGACCCCAATCAGAAAGAAGTTGAGTAATACGATTCCTACGCTGAACGTCGTTAGGAGTAAGATTAGCGTGCTTTCCATCCAATGCAAACAACTCTTTAAAGTGAACGATAAAATATCGTCCCTGCTTATGTAGGATGTGACATGACTGATATAACTTCTTCTCTTTACGAGATGCAACACCAATACGTGTTAACGTTTCTCTTACTTTAAGAAAATCATCAGGTTCTCTCAACCTAACTTCGATCATTTGGTCTTGTGACCACTGAACTTCAGGCTCTCTCACGGTACTCATCTCATTCCTCCAACATCAAGTCGTTGTTTAATGTAATCTAGTTGTTGTTTAGATAAAATTTTTAGTGCCTGAGATGCTTTCTCATTACTATAACCATAATACTGTTTAACAATATCAAGGTTTTGTACTTTATCTTTCTTAATCCAAGGAGAGAATCTCTTCCTTTTCCTCAGACTATTTAGATAAAATTTATATTGCATGTCTTTGGAGAGATGATGATTAAGATTCATCTCATTGGAGAACATGATACTGTCAACATGACCAGACAGACAACGATTGACGATATATGGAGGGTAAGAGCCAATTGTTTCATTTGTGGCGATGTCCTCTTTATTGTAATTTATAGAGTTCATCCAATCTTTTAGTTCCATATTTTTCAGTAATTCATCAAGATAAGTTCTTTACGTTCCTTTTGATCTTTCATATACTCACCAACAGAACGCATGGTGTAAGTCAATTCAAATTCTGCTGCTTTCCAATTTTGGAATCTTTCTCTGATAAGTTGGGACGAATTATAAGATATGAGTTGAGGACTGGTAAATCGATCACAAATGGTAGCAAAATTATCATGATTAAATCCATTATGCATATTTCCCTTCCTTCCATACAGGTTGCTTCCAATTTCATATGGGGGATCTAGATAGGTAAAAATATTATCCCTCTCAGGAAGAAGTTGTTCGTAAGACTTATTAGTAATCTTCCACTTTCTAATTAGTTGCCCGTAGAAGGGCAACTTCTCAATACCCCTTGCTGAGAAGTTGGAGTCAGATGCTTGGGCAGAAAAGGATGAGGACTCAGAGAGACCAGAAAAAGAGCACTTGTTGACAATATAGAAAGCGACAGCACGAGCCGTAAGGTCACACCCTCCGGGGTCTTTGCCGAGATAGTCTTTTGAATCCAAGAAAAGGGATTTAGCCGACACGGGGTCAGGGTTCCTTTGTTTAAGTTCTTGTAACTGTCTTTTAATTTCATCACTATTGTCTCTCAGTTGTGTCCAAAAATTAGTCAGTGGTTCGTACAGATCATTAACCCAAACATCTAAGTTAGGGTATCTTTGTGTGATATAAATTGCGACTGATCCACCACCAAGAAATGGTTCTCGATATTCAGTATACTTACTAAGATCTGGGAAGTGTGGTGCAAGTTTTTTACATGCACGGGACTTGCCACCAGGATATCTAAGTGGTGTTTTAAGAGATTTCATAGGTAGTTAGGTTTATCACTTTTATGAAGAAGAACGCCATCAACTTTGTTGAATAATTCTTGCACATCATTATGCAAAATACGATACCCAGTACCGACATATAATTGTCCAAGGACCACAGATATTGTGGCAGTGCCCCAGAAAATGTAGTACCACTTAGACTTTACTTGCGCTCTAATTTTAGTTTTCATTTAAATTCATAATCAAAAATAGTATCTACCAGGTGTATCATAAACGGGATGCCTATCATGTTTACCGTGATGACTGTAACCATTTCCATGGCAATGTCTACCATCCTCATGAATTATACCAGATCCTTGATGAAAATGGAAATGCCTGTGACATACACTAGGACCCTTAGGACGAGGATGATAGTGAGGTTTAGGACGCCTAGGACGAGGATGATAGTGATGATGGGCTTGATTACCATCAAATGGTTCCCAGAACTCTTTCCAAGTAATTGCGTTAGCAGGAGCGGCAAGCAGAGTCAGACCAGCAAAAAGAAACAGATACTTTTTCATTTGAATTCACACTCCACCATAATTTCAGTTAGTGCTGCTATAAGATTTATCTCTTGATCAGCTACGAACGCAATTTGATATTGATACTTAGCAATAAGCAGCACAGCAGCAGCAATGCTAGGACCTTCAAGGGACTCCACCAGAGCATCATAAACACGACGCAGTAATACGCTAGGATCGTTGTCCAAATTAGAAACGACCCACTTACGAACCTCCGTAAAGTTTTTCTCTTTAAGAACTTTGATAAGTTCATTGATGTTTACATCACTAAATTGTGCAAGAATTGCTGTATCAATATTGCCTCCGGTAGAATACCGTTGACACTCATTAAGAACACGTCTCCAATCAGGGAAATGCTTATTGATAAGTTCTATTAGGACTTTTGGATCATATGCAATATTCTCCGTATCCAAGATTGTTTGTAATCTTTTGAAGAACTTGGCAGCGATTGCTGGTTTTTGTTTGTTTGTAACTCCGAACTCGACCACCGCGCATCGGGAGTGGAGAGGTTCGATAATTTTGTTCTTGTAATTGCAGGTGAAGATGAATCGACAGTTGCTATAAAACGCCTCAATATTTGCCCGTAAGAGGAGCTGTACATCATGGGTAGTGTTGTCAGCTTCGTCAATAATGATGACTTTGTGCTTTGCGCCAATTGCTTGAAGCGAAACGGTCGAAGCAAAGTTCTTTGCCTGGTTTCGTACTGTGTCCAGAAATCTTCCTTCATCAGATCCGTTTATGATTATGTAGTCACACCCAAGTTGTTCACAGAGAGCTCGGGCAATAGTTGTCTTACCACAACCAGCAGGACCTGCTAGCAATAAGTTAGGAATCTCTCCCCCATTCACAAATTCTTGGAATGTCTTCTTGATAGAATCAGGGAGGATACAATCATCAACTTCTTTGGGGCGATATTTCTCGACCCAAAGAAAATCACTTTTAGGACTCATAAGTTAGATCAGGTTCAAGAGCGATATAATAAGTCAGGTTACGATCCTGACTGGTGAATTTTGCAAGACCAGACTTGGAGATAACGACTCCATAAGAACCAGGAATTACCTTGATGTTTTCAACCTTGAAGTTGAATTCAAACGTTTCCGTAGTTTCACCAACTACAATCTCATAGGTATTGGAAGTATCATTCTTCTTATCACGTGCCACCATCTTGACAACACCATTGCCGCCAATAGCAGACAGATCAGGCACCTGATAGACACCAGCTGCTTTAAGCAGACGATCTAGGTCTTGTGTACTGAGCACGAAACAAACGTCCTCAGAGGGCAGTGTGAGAGACTTCTCGGGAGGTGTGATGATGACATTAGGATCAGCAAAGAAATACTTTGATCGTGACTTTCCTTCCCGAACTACAACATAACTCTCATTAGTAAAGTCAAGATCAGGAACAGTCCTGTGTAGTTGCATTCCGTTTAGGAACTGATTCAGATCATAGATACCAAAGTCTTTGGGAAACTCTTCGTCAATAGTTGCCTCCGCAAGAATGTTCTTCATCACACTGATAGTGCGAAGTGAATTGCCTTCCTTGAACAACAAAGACTGATTAATGTTACTGAAATTTTTAAGCAGTGAGAGAGTTGAATCAGAAAGTTTCATACGGTTGGGGGTTGTCATTACAGAGACCAGAGAAGTGGTATAGAAGGATGCAATAGTGAATTGCTTTTAGGATGTCCTGTTTGGACTTTCCATCTTTCTTACCGAAGCGAGAAAGATATTTGATTGCATTGGATCGACAGAATGGTTCTGCATCACCAATACCTTCAATGAGATCAAGAGTCTGAGTCTTCGACTCTTTTGAAGTGTAGTGAGAACGATAGGTCATTCCCAAGTAATCACGAACTTCTTTAAGGATTACATCTTCATTGTACTTCCATCTTTTGTTGTTGTTATTAGTTGTTGGGAGATCAGGAACTCCTACCTCATCTTGACTAAAATCAAAAGTGATAGCGTCCTCACCATAATAAGAGGGATACACTTGACCAGCAGCTACCGGTCCATTTTCATCAAAGTTGTATTCAAAGATGTTGGAAGAAGTGTCAGTGTCGGGGAAATCGAATTCATTAATTTTGTAGTTCATAGCATCATATAGTAGGGACCAAGAGTTTGTCATACAGATTCTACATCAAACTGCACGTCGATGTCAACCTTATCATAGAGATCCATGAAAGCTTGTTTGGTTTCATCATCAAAACGATTCAAACATACTTCGATTGATTTTGCTTTGTCTTCAAAGATATCATAGGCATTAACAATGTGAACTAGACGGCGAGTGCTAATCAATTCATCAACACCACCATCATAGAAAGTTTTACGAATGATGTCTGCCCAATCACAAAGACGTTTGCAGAACTCAATATCGTTACAGATCTTTCCAAGAATCTTTTGTTCAGTTACAGCAGTAGGATACTCTTGCTCAAACGTTACTGGGAATCGTTCGAGAAATGCCTCATTCAAAACATTAGTACCGATGAAACGTCCATCATCAGAACCTTTACCTTTTGTGTTTGCGGTGGCAATTACATTGAATCCTGTTTTGGGAGAGACAAACTTACCAATCTTCTTTAAGAAAACTCCCTTACCTTCAAGGATGGACTGCAAGCAAAGAATTTTATTAGATGCAAGGTCCACTTCATCCAAAAGGAGGATTGCGCCGCGTTCCAATGCTTCAATAACTGGACCGTTGTGCCATA